TTGACGTTTGTTTAGTAATGGCCTATTATAACTGCATGGGGCGCGGTATTGGTGCGCCTAGAAATTACCCTGCTAAGATAAATCAGCTTGCCCCCGCTTAAAAAACGGGGGCTTTTTTATGGGATATTATGGCCTTTTGGAAACGTGCTCCTGTTGAGATAAAACAGTCGCCCCCTGTTGGCACGGCTATCTATGTGGCAGGTACTACGGGCGCTAACTGGATGACAGAGGCGCAATATGCTAAAGAAGGCTATATTGAGAACGCCGTAGCAAATGCGTGCATTAGTAAAATTGCATTATCCGCATCCAATGTTGACTACCGCCTGATGACGTACAACGGGCAGGATAAAAAAGAAATCCTTAAATCCCCATTAATTGACCTGCTAGACCGCCCGAATCAATATCAGGCGTTTGAAAGCTTTATCGAATCACTGGTGAGTCATTACCTTATTAGCGGCGATGCATACGTCCTCAAGTTGCCACTTAAATCCAAAAAACCTACTGAATTATGGGTGTTGCGTCCAGACCGTGTGCGAATCAATCATGATGCCTATGGCCGTGTGACTAGCTATGAATATCGCGCAGGTGGTGGCAGCGTCACCTATCCAGTTGACCCCATCACATGCGCCTGTGATGTGCTGCATATTAAAAAATTCCACCCACTCGATGACCACAAGGGCTTATCCCCTATGGCGTGCGCCGCTAAGAGCATTGACATCGTAAACGAGGCGGAAAACTGGAATAAATCGCTATTGCAGAACGGGGCGCGCCCTTCAGGTGCATTTGTGGTTAAAGAGGCCGCTAATAGCACTGGCAAGTTATCGGATGAGCAATATACCCGTATGCGTGAGCAGCTTTCTAGCGAAGTAAAGGGCAGCGCCAATGCTGGCGAGCCTTTGCTATTAGAAGGTGGCGTGGATTGGAAAGAGATGTCTATGTCGCCCCGCGATATGGACTTTGAAAATAACTTCTGGGCATCAGCTCGCATGATTGCAACGGCTTATGGCGTGCCCCCTCAGTTGGTAAACATTAAAGGCGAATCAACCTATAGCAACTATGCAGAAGCGAAGGTTGCATTTTGGATGGATACCGTAATCCCGCTAATCAAGATGGTATTCTCGCACTTTGATAATTGGCTAACCCCGCTTTATGGCGAGGGAATGTTTATTGAATTAAATGAAGATTCAATCGACGCGATGGAAGATAAGCGTTGGATGAAATACGACAGGCTGGAGAAGGTTTCCTTCTTGACGGCAAACGAAAAACGTCAAGCGGTTGGCCTTGCGCCTGTTGAAGGTGGTGATGCGCTTCTGGTTGATTCTGGCAAGGTGCCAATTGATATTTTAAGTGACGGGACTCTGAATGACCCAACGGCCTAGCTGGTGGAATGAAGCGCTAAAGCAACAGCGCGCATTTGAAGCATGGCTAGAGCGTCGGGAGATTATCCTTGCACGCAGAATCGGCGCAGCGCGTAACAAGTTTGTGCGTGATGCGGCGAATCAATATGCGATGTCGCCAGATACTACCTTCGCATTCCTTATGCGCAATCATAGGGAGCGGATAGAGCGGATTCTGGTTGAGTCATATACAAAGGTTATACCAGAACGCGCTGGGGTGACGTTGGATGCGGTGCGTAGCTTAAAACGCTGGCCACAATACAATGGTTACTTTGCGCGGTTGGTTCAGATGTGGATTGCCATGAATGCGGGCGCAAACGCCACAACGATTGCAGCAACGGCAATGGCTGATGTGCGCAGGGCTATTGACCGTGGTGCGGCCGAGGGCAAAGGCTCACGCGAAATAGGGCGAGAAATACGCAAGGTGACGGGATTGACGGTATCAAGGGCGCTAACGGTAGCGCGTACTGAAATACATGGCGCGGCATTGTTTGCTAGTGAAGAAATAAGCAAGCAAGCGGAGCGGGACTTTGGCGTTAGGCTGATGAAATTTTGGATTCCAACACTGGATGCACGTACACGCGATGCTCACGCTGAAATGGCGGGCAACGAGGGTGTGCCGATGGATGGCAAGTTTAATGTTGGTGGTAAAATGATGTCGCGCCCTAGTGACCCCGCTGGTGGTGCAGCAAACGTGATTAACTGCCGATGCAGCCTGATTTATAGAGAGGTAGAGTATGCAATCGAATAAAGAGATTAAGGCTTTCGGATTCGAGTTTGAAGTGAAAGAATCAGAAGGCGCTATGACGATTGAGGGTTACGGCTCGACGTTTGGCAACACAGACTTAGGCGGCGACGTTGTTATGCGTGGCGCGTTTGTTAAGTCACTGGCAACCCGCAAGCCTAAGATGCTTTGGCAGCATGACACGCGCAAAGTGTGCGGCGTTTGGGATGAGGCAAGCGAGGATACCAAGGGATTATATCTCAAAGGTTCATTCGTTAAGACGCAATTAGGGCTTGAGGCTTATGAGCTTTCAAAAGCTGGTGCAATCGACACAATGAGCATTGGCTACAGCGTGCAGGATTGCGAATACGACCAGAAAACGCGGCTGATTAAAGAGGCCAGCTTGTACGAGGTTTCGCTTGTCACATTCCCTATGAATGAGCAAGCAAAAATTATTGCAGTAAAATCGCTACCGCAAACGGTACGCGAGTTTGAGGGATTCCTGCGGGATGCAGGATTTAACCGTGAGGATGCAACGGCGATTGCTTCTTGCGGGTTTAAAAAGGCTGATTCTCTGCGGGATGCAGACAGTGCGGCATTGCTAGAATCGCTAAATTCCATCTTAACCAAAATCAAAGGATAAACCTATGTCTATCGAAGAAATTAAGGGCGTTGCTGAGAATCTCGGCAAGGCTTTCGAGGAGTTCAAGTCTACTCAGAACGAGAACGCCAAAAAATCTGATGCATTGCTTGAAGAAAAACTAAACAAAATCTCTGAGGAGATGCTGGTCAAAGTTGAAGCAGCGCAAAAGCAAACCGCTGCATTGGTAGCACAAGCACAACGCCCACAATTGAGCGATGAGCAACAAGAGAAAGCGCATAAAGCTGCAATCTCTGGTGAGTTCGCTTCGTTCTTGAAAAAAGGCGCTGGCTCAGAGCGTGCTGACTTTGCTGATTACCTCGCCAAGCATGGCAAGGCTGATGAGCTGAAAGCACTGTCTGTAAACGTTAACGAAAACGGCGGCTTCCTTGTAATGCCAACATTCGGCGGCGTTGTCGATGCTCGCGTTTACGAATCTTCGCCTGTACGTCAATTGGCAAACGTCGTAAACATCAACAGCGATAGCTATGAAATCGTTCTCGATAACGATGAGGCTGCTGCTGGTTGGGTTGGTGAAACTTCTTCCCGTTCGGAAACCACGACCCCAACGCTTGACAAGAAAACCATCTTCGTACACGAGATGCACGCCTCGCCACGCGCGACGCAAAAATCTCTGGACGATATGATTGTAAACGCAGAGCAATGGCTTGCTGGCAAGGTTGCGGATAAGTTCGCACGCCTAGAAGCAACCGCTTTTGTTTCTGGTGACGGCGTTGCTAAGCCAATCGGCTTGCTCACCAACACGACCAGCTCGACATCGTACAGCGCAACCGCACTGCAAACGATTAACTCTGGTTCTTCTGGTGCATTCACTTACAACGGCTTGGTTGATATTCAAAACTCCCTTAAAGAGAAATATCAAGCAAACGCAACGTGGATGATGAAGCGTGCAACGTTTGGCGCAATCATGAAAATCAAGTCGGGCATCACTGATGATAACACCCCGATTTTCAACATGATGTACGACAAAAACACTGGCTTGCCTAGCTTCAACCTTCTGACCCGTCCAGTAGTATTTGCTGACGATTTGGAAGCTGTTGGTTCGGCTGCTAAAGCTGCAATTTATGGTGACTTCCGTGCAGGATACACCATTGTTGACCGCGTTGGCATTCGCACCCTGCGTGACCCATTCACAGCCAAACCTTACGTGGTATTCTACACCACGAAACGGGTGGGCGGTGACGTTGTTGTCGCAGAAGCATTGAAAGTGCAAGTGCTTTCATAATCTAACGGGGGCGGGTTAATTCTCGCCCCCTCATTTACTTATTAGGAGTTTACTATGGCTACTCGTGAAAATGCTTCGCTTTTGAAGCACTCTATCGCTTTAACCCCACGCGCTGCAATTGCTTCCAACACCACGACGGTTGGCGCAGTTGTTGATTTGACGGGTTATAATTCTGCAACCTTGTAATGATTCTAGCCATTCGG